TTGCCCGACCTCATCGAGTACAGCCAGGACCGGGCTGAGACCGTGAGCCGTGCCAGCTTCCGCCGAGATTGCTTTGTATTCAACATTCATCAAAAGACCGACGAGCATTTTCTGCGATGGAACAACTCGGACGATCTTGTTTAGCTCTGGCGACAGACGGACCATTTTTTCAGCCAGCTTGAAAACCAAAGCCGCCTGGTCTCGAGACCTAGCGCCAGAAATAATCTGGCTGTTTTGCTTTGCCACCGGGCCAACTAAGTGCGCTAAAACAATCGCGGCAATTAACGCCGACTTTCCGTTTTTTCGGCCAACCGATAAATACGCGCGAGACGTTCCGCCAGGATTGTTAAAAACATCCAAGATAAACTTGCGCTGAAACTTTAGCAGCTTCATCGGGTAGCCGACCTTTGCACCCTCGGGGATGATGCAAAACTCCTCAATAAATTGGCAAATCTTTTCGCCTTTGGTTGTCATTGCGGTCTAGCGATCAAACCATTCCCGAGAGGACTTTCAGTCTCGATCGATTTTGCGATCGATGTCTTTTTAGCCGAAACATGCGCCTCCTCGCGCGCGCGAGCATTCACTCCAAGAGAGCGACGCAATGACAGCAAGTCGCCAGTCAATGACTTAACAATTCGCTGCCTCGGGTTCTCGACGGTTGTCCCGTTTGCGCGGGTCGTAATATATCCCTCAGCCCTTAACGCTTGCTGCTCCCGGTTCAAGTCATTCATGCAGCGCGCCATCATTGCCGCAATCTCTAAAGCGTGGTCGCTCCACTGGCTGCGCGCAAACTCAGAAATTACGTTTGCAAAAAACGGCAGGTCAGTCTGATCAAGAGGCACATTGCTCGGAGGATGCACTGGCTGCGCAGCCGCTTGCATGATTTTTACCGCGCTCTCTTTACTGTCCGTCCTAGTTCTTGCCATTTTTCCTCGTAAAAATCCTAGTTAGCGAAAAGTGTCGACCTAGCCTGCCGGTTTTGCGCATTGTCGTTTTTGTGATCGACCCACCCCCGGCTATTTTGAGCCAGGATGTTTAGGGTCGACAGGCCATCCATCAGCACCGATCGTGCTGTCATATCCTAGAGCCTCAGCGCTTTGGATCGCGCCAGAGTGACACGTCCAGCAAACTGCCTCGAGGTTGTCCTTGTCATAAAAAAGCTCAAGCTCGCCTTTGTGTGGCGTCTTATGATGGACGACCGCTGATCTCGGGTCGGATCGACCGTTGACCAAACGGGAGCCGCAGCCCGGTTGCTGACAGGTGAACAAGTCACGAGCCAGAACCTCAGCGCGCAAAAAGCGCCAGCGCTTGGTCATATAGAGCTTGCGATAGTGCTCGGCGTGTTTGCTGCGCTGTTTATTCATGCAATAAAAAAAGCCGCCACTAGGACGGCCAAGTTTTCCGTTTGCTTAACTGGGAGGGTTTTTTGCAAAAGGAATTAAAGGAGTAAAAATGAAAACGTTTTGTCTGCCATTTGTTAATATAAGTTGATCCTAAATCGGATAAAGCAATCATTTTTTTTCAAATCGTTTAATTGCGATAATAATGTCCTCACCAGCCTCAACCTGAGCGCTGCGTATCCTGGGAGGGCTTAGACCCGACAGCCGCTTTATAACCTCGGGACGGACGCCGCTTGCCTTGAGGTAAACCGCTCGCTTGATCCTAGACTTATCGCCTTTTCGCATCAGGCACTTATGGTGCCAGATATGAAGGACCAAGTCAGTGACATCAACGTCTCGCGCTGTTGGTCGAGCTGGCCGGTTTTGCAGATCTGGCAGAGAAACAAGTGAGCCCTGCAGATAAGCGCTGATCAGCTGCCATTGCGTAACCTCGTCGCCGCTCTCTGGCATTGCTGAGGCTGTCGGCATTCCAGATCTCGGAGGGGCAGGGTAGGCAATGCGAGCAACGTGTGCCGCATGCTTAAGCAACGCAAAGCCAAGATGATGATCCTTTAACTGCGCATCGAGGCGCAAGTCGTCAATCGCGCGATCATGAGCAAACCTAAGCGTCCGCTTCCAGTCGTGGTTTGCCAGGCGTCTCATCATCGCGTCGCTCATGCTCAGTCTCCCAAGGTAGATCCGGCAAAGTGACCGGCGCGTGGGATTTGACCGCGTCGTGCTGGCGGATCTTCTGCTTGATAAATCCGCTCGCACTGTATTTCTTCTGGTATTTCCTCTCCCACTTTTTCAGTTTTGCCATGACCTGCCTCCTCTAGCTCACCAAAGAGAGCGAGATAGCCGATCGCGTCGACGACGCTGTCTCGCTTGTATTTATGCGCCAACCGTCCAAGCTTTACCTCGACCAACATCATCGCGATCGATGCCGCGTCAAAGTCTGCGCTGATATGCTGTGAAGCTCGGTTGGCAATTCTCAGCATGTTTAAAGAAGCGTCGCCGTAGTCGTCTTGGCGCTCTCCGTTGATCTTTTGCTTTGCCGCTTCAAGAAATTCGTCTCGGTTCATCTTTTGCCTTTCCTTTTGTTTTGCAGTTCAAGCTTTCGGCTGACGATCATTTGACGCTGCGCCTCCGAGTAACGCTTGACCCAGGGAGCTCGCAGGAGCTTGCGACGGTTCGCAATGCCCGCCAGCTCCTCAAGAGAGTTGACCTTTGTCAGCATCCTCTCAAAGTCTTGATCGCTTAAGTCAGCGAAATCTTCCGCGATGCCGCCGAGCTTGCCCGGCTCGCGATCGTGCCATGTTGCCTCAAAGCCCAAGCGTCGAAGCTGGGCCAAAATGTTGTCCACTTTCCCCTTCATAGTGCGAGCCCCGCTGCCTTGCGGGGGCTCAGCACCTCTAGGGGGGTATGGGGGGTGTGTGTGGCTAGGGGGTTTGAAGGGGGTTGGTAGGGGGTTTGTAGGGGGTTTGCACCCACCCTTTGAAGGGGGTTGGTAGGGGGTTTGTAGGGGGTTTGCATCATGGCAGCACCAAAAAGCTGCGCCGTCTTGAGGCCGGTCCGTCTTCTTTTATGACGACCTCTTTCCGCGTAATTAGCGACTGCATCGCGCGCGCAAATTCCTTTTTCGTCACGCCGTCCCGATCAACCAGCGTCGACATTACGCGAGGGGCATAGAGCGAGCTTGTTTTGTGCGTCAGGTAAATCCCGACTTCCTTTTGCTGCTTAAGTAATGACTTGAAAACGCGCTCGGCCTTGGCTTCTGCCGCGACCTTATCAAGCCCGACCTTTTCGCCCTCAGCGTCAAATTTCCAGTCGTTCCAGCGCATCATAATTTCAGCGCCTGTCTCGCCATAGTTTGACTTCATGACTGTGAGCTTTCGGACTGCTTTGTCTGGTTCGTAGCCGTCTTCTTTCAGCCTAGTCATGTAGAGCCGCGATCTGACTGAGTTGTTCCAGGCGGTGTTGCCTGACGTGCCTGTCCCGGTCGCCATTCCCGAGAGCGATGGATGCGACAGCAAAACGATCGTTGTGCGCTGCTTAACGCAAACCTGCCGGAGCTGACCGATAAACTGGCGCGCTTGTGCTCGGTCGTTTTCGTTGCCTGGGTAAAAGTCGGCCAGAGTATCTAAAACGACCAGCTTAGGCTTTTGCGCCTCGATTGCGCTGACGAGCTGATGCCAGAGCGGGGAGGGGTGGACAATGTTTGTTTTGTTGTCCACCACCGACAGAAGTGCGTCTCTGTTTGTTAAGGACGACAAGTGCAAGTCTTCGAGCGTTCGCATGTCGATCATGTTGCCCATTGACACATCGTTGACGCGCCTTTGCATTTCTTCGAGATCGTCCTCTGCGCCGACATAAAACGCCGTGCCTTTGTCGATCTTTCGGTCAAGCCAGGGCAGCTCGTGCCCGATTGCAACGCTCATTGCCAACTGCAAAGCCAGCAGTGATTTGCCTGCTCCACCGTCGCCCGATAGCAACGTCACCGTGTTTGCTGGTATTAACCCGTTTACAAGCCATTGACGCGGCGGGACGTCTTGGTCTGCGAATGTCGAGGCTTTGATAAACAAAGATGGTTTTGCGTCTGGTATCGCGGGCTCGCTGCCGACGCGCTCCTCCCATCTTGTGAACCAGTCCTCCCCTTGTGCCACTTTCATATCCGTCCTTTTTGCAAATTGCGCGCGACGATCTCTTTGTCGTCCTCGTCTAGCTTGTTAATAATCGCGAGAAGGTAAGCCCTCAGCTCGTCTTTGCTGGCAATGCCAGCCCACCAAGTCGCATCAAAGGCGATGTCTTCTGCAAATGGTGGCATTGGTGGACCAGACGGCACCTGCAGGTCGCCGACTAGCTCATACATTGCCAAGCGATGTTTCGGCTCCACGTTTAAAAGTGCTGCATAAGCAAGCCCGGCGATTTCTTCTGGCTTTAGTCTGTGCCTAATCAGCTCGGCGTAATCATACCAAGCCTCTGTGCTGCCAGTCCCTAAGACGTAGGCAAGCGCTCTTGCTGCGCGCTTGTGCCTAGTCTTTAGGTGCTTGACTAGCTGCTTATGATCGACGGGCTTGCTCATCCTTTAAAAAGGTATTTCGTCATCGTATTCGGTTGATGAACTTTTGCTTTTTGGAGCTGGTGCTTCGTCGTCTAGGTCGTCATAGTCGCCGCCGCCGTAGACTGGGTTTGTGACGATCACCTTGTCGAGGATGATGCTTATGCCTTCTTTTCTTTCGCTTGGATTAAAAGCAGTAAAAATCGCAAAATAAACGTCCCCGGTTGAGCCGCTATAAATAGAACGGTTCGCAAGTGGTTCACCATTTGCGTCTAAAACTTCGGGCTGTTCGTTGTATTTGCCTTTCGAGTTTTTAGCTTTTTTTGAGGCTGTATAATCTAAAATAAGATCGTCGCCGTTGAGCTCTTTATAACCCCAAACGCCTCCAAACTCCTCGCCTGGCTTACGCGCTTCAAAATGTTCTTTGCACTTTGCAAAAAGCGCTTTCCCTCGTTTTTCGGGGAGGCTCATTGTGACGGACCATTCTGCGCGTTCTTCGTCAGCTTGAGCTGGGACGCTTTTTCCTCTGCCTCCGTCCTCTCGTTTAAATGTAGGGTCGTAACGGTAAAGCTGGTCAAGCTTCGGCCATTTTAAGTCAACTCCTTTAATTCTCATTCGTTTAAAATCAGACATCAATTTTCTCCTCTTGGTCATTATTTGAAAGCCATGCTGGGAGCTCGATAAATGAGTGCGGACCCCAATCAGGAGACCAGTCTTTGCTCTGCTCGCGTGACTTAATTTGATCGAGGACGTGGTTGACGACACCAGTCCCCCAGGCGATCGCTTCGTTTGACAGGTAGTGAACGTGCGCGGTGTAAGGTTTGTCTTTTTCAACAGTTAAAAAAGCAAAGCTGTCCACCTTCCAACCAGCAAGCTCTGCCAGCATTTTATAAAACGCGCCTTGGATTGGATAACCGAGCGACCAAGCTTGCCTTGCAAATGCTCGAGGCTCGCTGCTTTGGGCAGTTTTGACGTCCGCTAAAATAGACATAGACGGGACATAAATGTCAGGTCGGACCTTGAGCTTGAGGCCGTTTGGATGCGTGACGAAAATAGACGCTTCGCAGATTTTGTCTTTTGCCTTAAGTATTTCTCCAGCTTCTGCGTGTTTGAGCAAAGCCTCCGCCATGTCCTCAGCCTGGTAGTATTCTTTTTCTGGCAACAATGTCGCGCCGTCAGCCTCTGCCGCTGCATATGCCTCTTTCCATGCGTTGCCTCTGCGCGTTTCGGGTCCACATCTGACAAGATCTTTTTCGGGCTCGAGCGTCATTGCATGGACGGACGTTCCCAGGTCTGCGACGGCCATTGCTATCGAGGACGAGCCGTTTTTCGCGTGATAGATGCTTTTGTGCCAGGCTGTTTTTATAAACGTCGACGAGTAACCTGGGCGCTCGTTGTGGTATTCGTTGTTGCTTATGTCGTACTCAATGGTCACTGGTTTTGCTCCTGTGGTCGGGGTAAAGGTTTAATTGAGTAGAGCGGCGCGAGGCTTTTCGCTGGCATTTTAAACTTGCCGCATTGCTCCGCGAGTGTTTGGTAAAGCTGATATTTGTGCGCAAAGCTGACGCAGTCGTCGAACGAGCTAAAAGCTGCGACTGCAATGAAGACAGCGCTATTCATCGTTGCCACCAGTGAGCGCGCGTTTAATTGCCTCTAGCTTGCTTTTAACAGAGCCAACCCGCTGCTGGGCAGTTGGACGTTCTGGGAAACGCTTTAAATCAACCATGAGCGCATCAAGCTCGTGGATCATTAGCTTAATTTTAGCTTTCACTTCATCACTGATCATTGATCGATCTCCAGGCCATGATCTCTCGTGACAGCTTGCAAAACCTCGGAAATGAGATTTCGGCTTTGTCGTTTATGTTTTTTGTTTTTGCGCCTAGTTCGCCCTCGACGATTGCGGAGTATGGAACAACGCAGCGAGCCTTTCGGTTGTCGTAGCGATAAATGACGGCTGGATAGATCCCGGCGTCGATGTCCGAGGCTTCGGTCGACTGTTGCCAAGCGCCTTTTGGTATTCCAACGCCAGAACGACGACGCTTTAGCTCTAGGGCAAAAGGAAATTTCTCATCGTCTGGGATAAGATCTGACAAGCCTGCAGTTCTTACTTGTTCCAGCTCTCGTACAAAAGTGATACCGAGCTCGTCAAAGAGAGCATGAGCTATTTCGCGCTCAAATCCCTCGCCTCTTTGTTTAGCAAGACGACCGATCTGTGACGGGGTTCTGCTCATCCGTGTTCTCCTGTTTTCTGCGCGAATTGATCATTTCGCTTTTTTCTGAGCGTAAAATGTTCGCGGAGAATGCTGTCGATGAGATGCGCAAGGCTGACTTGCTGACCTTCTTTGGCCTCGTCGAGCGCTGATTTAACTTCTGGATCGACCATTGTGTGCAATGCGACCCGTTGATTTTGTTGCGTTTTATATTTTGTCACCATGCGCCTACTTGGAATTAGTAAAATGGGCTTGCATAGAACTACATGAATTTATATACATTAAACAAGTACACAGGGGGTAAACACCTCTGGTGCTGTAAAAATGGAGGGTAAGAATGAAACATTATACTTTTAACAAAGAAAACTGGACTGGCGAAGAGGCGACCATTTGCGTCAAAGATAATTGCTTTGAGTTTCACGGCTACAACTTTGAACTTGAAGCCCGCGAATATGATTTTAACGGCGAAAAAGTGACCGACTACCTCGTGCACGGCGATGATTGGAATGAGCCTGTGTTTTATGTTCGCGCCGACTTTGATGGTGGCTTCTACTGCCAGTCGAGCGGCATTGAGCGCCAAGGTAAAAACCCTTTTATCTTAGCCGCTCAAATGGCAGCAAACACGATTTAATCTGGGAGGGTAAGAATGAAACTTAATGGCTTTATTTACAACAGCGCTGACCAAGCGCATCAGGATCGCCAGCGCAGGCAAATCACTGCGTTGGCTGATGGCAGATCGGTGAAATGGTTTGTTGAAAAGGGCAAAGCAACGCGCGACTTTGATGATCGCGAGGAGCTGCAAGCCTGCGTGGAGCATTGCAAATCTGACAGCTCTACATTTGCGCTTGCGAGTTTGCAGGGGTTTGCATCACGCCAATGGATTGCATTGGAGTTTTTAGAAACTTTAGCAGAGCAGGGGGTGGCGATAGAGGTCGCTGATGATCCTATTATTAGCCAAGGCAGCATTCAGGTTCTGTCTGCAAATGCGCAAGTTCAACGCGATCGTATTGTCGCGCGAGCGCAGGCTGGTTTAGACAGAGTGCGCAAAAAACTAGAGGCAGGAAAGCCTCATATTACGCGCTCTGGACGCGAGATAAACATGCTTGGAACGCCTAATCAAAAAGCGCTCATTGATGCAGGTAACGCAGCGAAACAAAAGAAGGCTGACGAGTTTGCATTGACAGCTTGGCCCGAAATTTGCGTTATGTACGACAGAGGAATGTCTCAATCAGATATAGCGCGCCAACTTAACGCCAAAAAAGTGCTTAATCAAAAGGGCAATGCTTGGACGCAGAACGCTGTTTATCGTGTGATACAGCGCATGAAAAAAATGGGGCAGATCGATGGATGATATTTATAAAACCGCGTTGAATGACTTTTCATATCATTTAGCACGCACTGAAATTCAAGTTTTCAAAGACCGCCAGCGCTGGATTGCTGAAAGTAAGCTGACTGCTTGGTTCCAAAGCTCCTCTGAGAAGGCAGTGTTTGGGCGACTGCTTTATGTCGGAACAGTGGTAAAGCAGGGTTACACATTAACCGAAATTGCTAACGAGCTGGACATTAGCCGACAGACGATTTCTGCATATCTTAAAGAAACAGTGAAGGCAGGCTGGGTTATTTCTAAACAGGTTGGAAAAACCTTGTACTATTACGCCTCTGACGAACTTTGCGAGAGCATTGTAGGTTATGCAGATTACAGTTCTGATTTGTTTCAAATGACAGAAGTGCATGAGTCTGAGCATTTTTTAGGGCTGCTGAAAAAAAGACAAAAGGCTTTACCTTCGCAAGTCGCAAAAATAGATTATATTGGCTCGAAAGGTGAGAAAAATGAAACGCAGAAAAAAGCAAGTTAATCCAACCGTGACTGCAATGCGCCAAGGTGGGATGACCATGACTGTGCGCATGACCATGCAGATGTGGCATCAGGATCATATTGCTAAAAATGCAGAGCATCTTGAGCGCCTTGCCGGTGAGCTTAGGCGCATCGATCAAAGTAACTCAATGCGGGGCGTTGACAAAGCCATCTTGGCGCAGCGCGCAGCTAGAAACACGCATTGGGATATGCAGCACGTTCTGCCAGCAGATCCGCGCGGTCAGTTTAAAGGCCAGCGGATGGAGTATGTTGGCGGTAGAACCTACGCGGTCGATACAAACGGCCACGATGAATTGTTGGCTCGTGAAGACTTAAATGAGCCAGTGGTGCGCCCAGACTACCAGTTTGGGCGAGATTAAGCGCAGTAAATTGCTGCGTTAAAATAAAGGGTAGAGGATTAAGTAAATGAAATATACACTTGAGGCAGATTGTGGAAAGCTTAGGCGCATAATATATACATTGTATAGTGTACCAGGCGCATCAGAAAGTCAGCACAACCTAATTAGCCAGCCTAGCATTGGCAGATTATGCTGGATACTTTTCACAGATTTTATCGGCGCAATTTCACTGTTTATTATGCTTTTTGGTGGCCTGTGGATGCTGCCGGTAGTTTCGGAGTTAATTAGATGATCGGGGGAAAGGTCATCGACCTAACCGCTAAAAAAATAGACGCAGAGCTTAAAAAAGATCTGGCGATGCTTGCCAGCGACATTCAGCTCGCCAAATTCCAAAAACAAAAATGGCAAAAGATTGAGCGGGAAATAAGTGGCGCGCTTGCGCAAACGATGAAAGACAGCGCGATCGGATCTTTCCAGCTCGAAAACGCAACGCTCACTGTCCTTGAAAATGGCGAGCTAGATATTGACTGGGAAGTTGTGCAATGAGGCCGCCGCTGACAGACCGCCAGCGCGAGGTTTTTACTTTCATTTTGAAACATTGGCAGCTTAAACAACGATGCCCAAGCTTGCGCGAAATCGCCAATGGTGAGCTGAACGGCAAGCGTTTTATGCAAGCGCGCAGCCAGCGTTGCGGAGTTGGCAAAGTGGTCGAAAGGATTGTCGAAAAAAGTTGGCTTGAGCCGCATAAATTCAATGGTTTGACTTATTGGCGGGTGCCAGAGGATCTTGCCAATGAATGATCAGAGCAAGATTGACATGCGTCAAATTACAACGCCTGATCAAGAAGCTGAGCTTGGTGCGCGGATGTTAAAAATGGCAAAAATTGATGCTCAAAAAACGCGCGCGCGTGACGGGAATAGTGAAAACCTAAAAAGCAACAAACCAGACGCCCATATTGTAACGGGTAGAAAGCTTCACCCTCGCACGATCTTAATCAGGCGCTTGAGTGATTTGGGCTTAACCAGTCAGGAAATCTCTCAAGAAGTTGGCTTGCGTTTTGGGGCAGTCAACGAAGTGCTTCGCGATTACAAAAACTAAGAGAGGGCCAGCTTTTGCTGGCCTTTACTCTAACATATGCAGCGCCGCCTCTAACGTTTCATTGTTGCGCCGCGTCCAGCCGTTTCCATACCTTGCAAACGTCTTTAACGAACTGTAGAAAACTTGCCGACTTGAGTGCATTTTTTCGATCAGCTCGCGAGTTTCATAGTTGCCAACAGCTTGCAAAGTTTTAGGCCCGATCGCGCCATCTGGCTTTGCGCCAACAATTTTTTGCAGTGCTTTGCTAGATCGATTGCCAGAGTTCACCTGCCAGTCAAAAACGCTCCAGTCCAAGCCAGAGGCTAAGTCACTACAGCGAGCGCGATCCCAATAGTTCTGTTTATAGATCGGCGCGATGTCGTCAAACGTTAGCGCTTTCATGACCTCGATCGGCGCAGGCTGACCAGTATAGGCCGCATAGACTTTGGCTGTAACGCCGAGGTTTGTTGAGCCTTGATTGCCGTATCCGTCGCCATCGTTGCCAGGATCAAACTTATCTGCTTGAAACCCGCCTTCATGAACTAGCAGCATCTGCAAGCATTTGTCGAAGTTCTTTTTCATATCATTTGCCTTTCATAAAAAACTTGGTGGCCTGACGGCTGGCAAAAGTGGCGCTCAAAATTATGCCGAGAGCTGCCTTATACCAATCCGGGCAGGCATCGAGCGCTGAAAACCCGTTTTCAACCATTGTGCGACCCCAGTCTCCCGCAAACGCAAGCACCAATGGCAGCGCGAAAATCACTGCGTAAAGTTCATCAGCCCATGAGTTGTTTTGGTTTTGCGCTTGGATCTTTTCCCATTCAGCAGCGCTTGTTGACGAGCTGACCATTATTGCAGCCTCTGCCTCTGCGCGCGCGACTTTGACTTTCGTTTCAGCAGCCTTTTGCTCGACTTTGCCATTGAGCCAAGTGCCAGCGAGGTTTGCGATAGGTGCAATAAACTGCATCATTTTTTGCCACCGTTTACATATAGCCCAAACCAAGCTGCCCCGGCACCAACAATAACGCTGACAAATCCAGCTTGCGCATTATTGGGCAGCTCTAAGCTCATAAACCAGCTGCAAGTCTGATAAAAAACAACCATATAGCTCAAAATGAGCAGGCGCGGCACGATGCGCCAAGCGTCTAATCTTTCTGGTGTCATGTTTAAACCTCGATGTTGATGTTTGTGCCAGTTGGACGATCGGCTGTAGTTTTTGCGCCATACCTGTCGTAAGCCTTGCCCAAATCTAGCTTTTGCTCTCTCAGCGCTTCTAAATGCGTGTGATTGGCTCGATGTTCTTTTTCCACACGCTGCTCTACCAGGTGCGCCTCAATGCGAGCTCGCGTTTGCGCCTGCTGATGAATGTCAGAGGCAACGTTAAATGGCGCAGAACCAACGCCAGAAACCCCGTCAGCCATCGCGCCTGACTGCTATCCAAACAAAGCCAAACAAAGCGGCCACGCAAAGTAAAAAAAGCAGCAGACCCGCTGCCCAAGCAATAATCGTCTCTTTGCGCTCGATCCGCTTATACTGCGCATCCTTTTGCTTCTGACGAATTTCATTTTCCATGCGAATAAGCTCTTGCCATGCACTGGGGCCGAGCGTTTCGCTGATCATCTTGCGCAGATCGTCGCGCATATTTTCGCGCTGCTTTTTTTGGACAAACAATTCCATTGCTTGCTGCTCAACATTGCCAAAGCTTTGATACCACTTTGGATTTTCGACCCTCTTAGCTGCGAAGTCAAAGTCGGAAATTGCTTTTGACCAGCGCCCGAGATCGCCCGCCATGCCTTCCAAATCACGCCCAATCTGACAGCCCTTCTTAATCGCATTAAACGCAAAAGACGCTGCTGTGATTGCTGTTGCTGGATCTATCATGTGTTTTTGCCAACCTTAAGATATGCCGGGCAAGGAGCGCCGTAGGGTATGCGCAGCCTTGGTGGGTAGTGATAATAGAAGTTTGAGCTGGGCGGGCAGCGATAAATGCACACGTTGTAAAGGTCGCCGCCTGATAGAACGCCAACTAAAACAAACGCAATTTTGCAGATCATCTGTCTCGGAGTGCGAGCTCTATATTGTCAAGTTTGAAGCTTATGTTTTTCAGTGCGTCCTTTACGTCTTTCATCTCTCGATCGTGCGCAAGTTTTTCAGCGTCTGCTCTAGCTTTAAGGACTGCGAGCTCGGTGTCGTGCCGACCCGTCTTGGCATGCAAAGCCCAAACAAACGCTGCGACAGGCGCGACAGCCCATTGTATGATCAAGGCGATTGTTTCAGTCATGCTTAATTCTCCGACTGGCATTTGAACCAGCACGATTTAAAGGTTGGCAAATCAAAAGCTTTTTTTGCCTAATTTACGCAGGCAATTGTCCGTGCATTACAATGATTGATTTGTTTGCAATATCGTCAAGGTTATTTGCCCCGACGCCGACAGTGATTTGCCCACCACCGCCTGTCCGTTTTCTTTGCGGAAACCACTGGATGTAAATACTGGTCCCGCTTCTGTAGATCCAAGGCTGACACTGTATATTTACGACCGCACCGGACGGCCAATCGCTTGTGTTATAAACTCGGGTTAAAGCCTTGTGGAACGGCATATGGATATAGGAAGCGGAAGATACCCCGGTAAAAACCGAGCTAGAGGTCGAGGTTTGCCAATTTCCCTCGGTCGTGTTTACACCGTCAAGAACTGCAATTTTATCGTCGCTTCTAGTTGTAAATAAAAGATCAGCGTCGTCATTAAATACTTCAAGAGCAAAGTCGTCTTCTCTTAAGCTTTCTTGAGTGCAACGACCGGAAACAAAATAATCCACTGAGGTTTGCGTCGAGTGAACGCCGTAGCAAAACTGGTTTGTCCCGTTTTTATTATTTGCACCGTGACCACTGTCACCAGCCGAGCTTTGGTATTGCCCAGCGCCTAAAGTGACATGCTCACCGCTATTGACCTTGAAAAATATTCTCATATCGCTGTCGGGATACATCTCGTCGCCAGTGTATGAGTAAAGGCTGTCTCCAATCATGCAGCTGTTTAAACTAACTGCAGGGAACACGTCCCCCATCATTTGAGCATAAGTAACAGGGGTGCTGTCGTTAGACGTGATCGACGTGCTGTAACCTTGATCTGTGTTGCCGCAGTGTGACCCGCTTCCTAAACCCATTTTTATCGTCGGAGTGTAAAACCTTCCGCCGTATTGAATATAATGCAATCCACCGGCTGAACATGCGTTACCTGTGTGTATTTTTGTAGACGTTGGGTTTTCAGATCCAAAGCTCCAAGTCGCATTGTTCCAATCTGGGAGATCGTCGGAACCATTAGTCGCAGCCGCGTTGTTTGTGAAAGCGTGATAAATGCAGGTGCCATTTAAAAACATTTGCTTGAACGCCCTAGACCCCGCGTTCGCTACGTTGTTTGTAATTGTACCAAGCGTTTCGTTCCACATAACAGTCCCAGTAAAAGAGCTGGTGATGTTTACGTTGTCACTGTCTCGTCTGATCGAGTGTACTTTGTGACCTGTAGAATTGTTTTTACTCACGACAATTTTGTAACCAGTGTAGGCCGCAGCGTTGCTCTGATTTCTACTTGTTAAAGTCCTATTCGGATAAGTTCCATCGTAGAGAGAAAGGGTGCTGCTGTGGGTTCTGGTTGAGTGATATCTTTCAGTCCTTTGCCTGAAAAAGTTTGGAGGCTTAACGTTTACATTTGTTGTGGATATGGGAATATCTGTCTTGTCGATATATGCGTCAGAATAAATATAATTTAACATCCCTCTTGGTAAAAACCTCAAAAGAGAATTATCAGATTTATTATGAAACTGGCAGTTATTACTTTGACCAGTCACGCCGCCGCCCAAGGACACAGTGCCGTTCGCAGCTAAAAAATAAGTTTTCTGACCGACAAGACCACCTATGCTGCCATCGGTCCTCCAAATGCCCATTCTAGTCCGGCTTGTTTGTTGCACTGGTTCTTCAAACGTAGAAACAGGGTGCTCCCTAGTATGTCTAAAAATATCCCAAGTGTTTATTGCGTTTGTGCCTGTGCTATCTCCGCCAGGAGTTGACGAGTTTCTGTTTAATCCGGTCTCATAAGGGTCGGGCCACCATCTTAATGGACCACCGTAGGCGTTGTTGTCCCACCATCCAGTCGCCATTGTCTGACCGTTAAAAACGTCTCTGGTTGCGGATGTAAGCGTTCCACTTTCAACGACGTACTGATTGAAGCCAACCGTATCGACGGTTATTTTCCCTGTGTCGCTATAAACTCTTGTTGTAATAGTCATAGTCTAACTTTCTGCCACCAAGTACACTCTACCCTTAAGGGGTAAGCACTCTGAAACCTTGCCATTGATTGCTGATGAGCCACCCGAGGTAGTCGAGATTGCACCAAACAAGACAACAGGGTTTGGGGGGAGGTAATAACTGTCGCCGTCCCAAGTGACAGTAGCGTCCGCGCTTGTGTTTGCATTAGGTGAATAATCATTGAAAAAATGGCTGGTGTAGAAGCTGCTTTGTCCCATGAGGTCAGTGTCAGTCGCTTGGTCGGCGTGGTACGTTGACGTCGTCCCATCTGTAACCCTGTCTGCAGGGTAAATCCCGTCAGCGCCATAAAAAGAGGGAGGCGTTACTGCGACACCAGTAGAGTTTTTAGTGGCGTTTAAAATAGGTTCAGAAATGACTGCATACATAAAGTTTTCACGTTCGTCTCTGCCGTAATCATCACCTATAAATGAAAAACCATAGCCAGTTCTGCCTCCGGTACCTTCAAGATCAAGCAGTACGGTTATGTCGCTTTGAGAATAGCCGTTTGGATATGGAATAGTTAAACTGGGATAGTTATTTTCAAACTGAGTTTGAGTTAAAGCTGTCGGCTTTGCTCTGTAGTAGGTGTCTTTTTTCGACACAGTGATCCAAGTTTGTCCTTGAGGTTGCCAGTAGTGAGAGATGTAGAGATCATTTGCATAAGAACTCGGAGCAGGGGTTGGAGCGTTTGCTAAATCAACTCGGCATAACCCATTTCGAGTATTAGAGTTTGTGTTATAATTATTAGTCGACGACATGCCGCTGCTGATCAAGCCCATCACTCCACCACCATCAGCCCCTCTGACACTTACGTTTAGCTCCCAATAGCCAGACCGACTTATAACACCGGCAGCAGTTATATGTCCCTCATAAATTACGCCAAGCTGCTTCTCTAGGGTGATATTAGAGCCTCCAAGCCCGTCAGTGTAACGAACTGGACAATTTATCGAAACAATCTCTCCTTGGCCTTTATATGTCGCAGATGCCATCGCGCTCAGGTTGTTGTCGAAAGCTGTGCTCGACCCTTTTGATACAAATATCTTATTTCTGTGGACGGTAATGTTTTGCATGTCGCCATATCCACCGCTCCCATTTTGGAAAAACCGATAGGCTTGAGCGTTGGAATTAAAAACCTCGACATATGTTCCAGTCGCTGCAGCAGATGTAGCACTACTGCTTGAGCCTCGTGTAAACTTCCATTCTGCTTGATTGTTTCTTGGCGCTGCTGTGGATGATTGACCGTTTTGGATTGTATAAGTTAAAG